TTTAATGACCACAACGAGGAGGATCTGGCTGTCGGCGTCCGTGAGGGCGTAGAAGAGGACACCAACAAGCGGAACAAGAACGACTTCGTCCTCTGGTTCACCAAGTCCAAGTTTGAGGATCAGGCCCTGAAGTGGGACTCCCCCTGGGGCGTGGGCTATCCCGGCTGGCATATTGAGTGCTCCGGCATCTCCATGAAGTACAACGGCGAGTATCTGGATCTCCACTGCGGAGGCATTGACAACGCCTTCCCCCACCACACCAACGAGATTGCCCAGTCTGAGAGCTATCTGGGTCATCCCTGGTGCCCCCAGTGGTTCCATGTGGCCCACCTGAACACCAACCACGGCAAGATGAGCAAGTCCACGGGCGAGTTCCTCACCGTATCCCTGCTGGAGGAAAAAGGCTACGATCCCCTGGCTTACCGCTTCTTCTGCCTCCAGAGCCACTACCGCAAGGCTTTGGTATTCTCCTGGGAGAATCTGGACAACGCCGCAGCCGCCTACGGCAAGCTGATCGCCAAGATCGCCGCCCTGAATCCGGAGGATGGCACCGTGGATGAGGCCGTCCTCAAGGAGTACAAGGAGAAGTTCCTGCAGCAGATGGGCAATGATCTGAACACCTCCATGGGCGTCACTGCTCTGTATGATGCCCTGAAGGCCAAGACCAATGACGCCACCAAGCTGGCCATTCTGGACAGCTACGATCAGGTACTGAGCCTGTCCCTGCTGGAAAAGGCCGCAGCGATGCGGGAAGCCAATGCCAAGGCCCAGACCGCTAAAGCCGAAGGCGGCTACACCGTCACCGGCGAGGGCGATCCCGCCATCGACGCGCTGGTCATGCAGCGCTACGAGGCCAAGAAGTCCAAGAACTTCGCGGAGGCCGACCGCATCCGCGATGAGCTGAAGGCTCAGGGCATCGAGATCGTGGACACCAAGGACGGTGCCAGCTGGAAGCGCGTTTAAGTTTTTCTGAATCGTGCAGCAAAGGGGGATGGCCGCTTGCCATCCCCCTTTTTGTCCGTTTTTCCATTTGTATGAAGCTCGTATAAAACGAAACACCATGACTTTTCGTCATGGTGGTCCGCTTTGGTGCGCCTGAAGGGACTCGAACCCACACGCTGAAAGCACGGGAACCTAAATCCCGCATGTCTACCAATTCCATCACAGGCGCGTGCCGTATATTTGATCTCATAGAGTATAGCACAGTTTTTCCTCTTGAACAAGAAGAATTTACGCGGTACAATGGGGTCTGAAATTATTCGCATGGAAATGAGGGATCGCTTTGTCCACACCCCGCATCGCTGCCATTCACGATCTGTCCTGCTTTGGCCGCTGTTCGCTGACCATTGCCCTGCCGGTACTCTCCGCCATGGGCTGCCAATGCTGCCCCCTGCCTACCGCCCTGCTCTCCGCTCATACCGGTTTTCCCGGCAATACCTTTTTGGATCTGGCGGCGGAAATGGGCCGTATCGCGGAGCACTGGGCCGCTATGGATCTGCAATTTGATGCCATTTACAGCGGCTTTTTAGGCAGCGCCGATCAGGTGGACACCGTGGCGCGGTTTTTTGATACGTTCAAAAAGTCCGATACCGCCGTCATCGTGGACCCCGTCATGGGCGACCACGGCACCGCCTACCGCACCTGCACACCGGAACTGTGCCGGGGGATGCGGGTGCTGGCGGAAAACTCGGATGTGATCACCCCCAATCTGACGGAGGCGGCGCTGCTGCTGGACCGTCCCTATGAGGAGATCCGGCAGTCCGACGCCTACGAGGTGGTCCGCCGGTTAAGTTTGGGTGGACGGCGGTCTGTGGTGCTCACCGGCTACTCTTCGGAGTCGGGACAGACCGGAGCCCTGTGCTTTGACCGTGACAGCGGCGAGAGCAAAGCTGTACAGACTCCCCGGGAGCCGCAGGACTTTTCCGGCACCGGCGACCTGTTCGCCAGCGTCCTCGCTGGAGGGGTGGCAAGGGGTGTTCCCCTTTTTCAGGCCGCCCAAGCCGCTGCGGATTTTGTCCGTGATTGCATTGCGCGCACCTTGGCCGAGGGACTCACAGAGCAGGATGGCGTAGACTTTGAGCCGCTTTTGGGGCAGTTGACCAGCAGCAAATAAAAAAGGCCGGGAAGGATGATATCCTTCCCGGCCCTTTGTTGTTATTCGTCCCGGTAGCCCATGCTCCGCACATAGTTCAGATTATCCCGCCAATTTGACCCCATGAAATCTCCGATTTCATGGGTACCCTGCTTTGACCTGAGCGGACAGGCAAAGCCCGTCCGCTCCAAGGTTTTGCGCCGCAAAACGCTTGCACGCCGCTGACGCGGCGGCTCACTGGCGTTCGCGGAAAATTGGCATCAGGCCGTGGGAAAACCGTTATTCGTCCCGGTAGCCCATGCTCCGCACATAGTTCAAATTATCCCGCCAATTTTCCTTGACCTTCACCCAGGTCTGGAGATAGACCTTCGTGCCCATGAACTTTTCCATATCCGCCCGGGCCAGAGAACTGATCTTCTTCAACATGGCACCCTGCTTACCGATGATGATGCCCTTGTGGCTGGCCTTTTCGCAATAGATCGTGGCGTCCACGTCCACCACCCCGGAATCCCGCTCGGAGAATTTGGTGATCTCCACGGCGGTGCCGTGGGGGATCTCCTTATCCAGACACAGCAGCAGCTTTTCCCGCAGCAGCTCGCCCATGACCTGCCGTTCCGGCTGGTCGGTGGTCTCTCCGTCCGGAAACAGCTGAGGACCTTCCTGGGCGTATTTCTGCAATTCATGCATCAAATCGTCCAGACCGCCGCCCTTATGGGCAGAAATGGGAATGATAGCGTCAAATCCGTCCCACACCTCGTTGTAGGCCGCAATCACCGGCAGCAGCTCCGCAGGCTCTACGGTGTCGATCTTGTTGATGCACAGGATGCAGGGGATCTTTTCCTCCCGGATGCGGTCGATCAGCGCCTTCTCCGGTCCTCCCACATGGGGGATGGGCTCCACCAGCAGCAGCGCGCAGTCCACATCGCTGAGGCTGGAGGTCACAACCTTCACCATGTAATCCCCCAGAGCAGACTTGGGCTTGTGCAGTCCCGGCGTATCCAGCAGAATGTACTGGGTGTCCTCCCGATTCACAATGCCGTAGATCCGGTTCCGGGTCGTCTGGGCCTTGTTGGAAACAATGGCGACCTTTTCGCCCACCAACGCGTTGGTCAGGCTGGACTTGCCCACGTTGGGCCGTCCGCAAACGGTGATCATGGCGGTTTTTGTAATGTTTGACATAGGTGATCCTCAACTTTCTTTGAGCGTTTTCGTTTACGTTCCGCTCCATGCGGTCCGTTTTTCTAACATACCACAGATCTGTCGGAATTGCAACCGGATATCAGACCTCTCCTCCGCCGATTTTCTCACCAGAGCGGCGGGGCATTCCCAGCGGCGGCAGTTCCACGCCCAAAATGAGTTTTACCAGCCACACAAAAAACAGCAGCACCAGAATCGGGATCAGGCAGGTGGTCACCAGCATAACTGCCAGGGCCTCCAAAAAGCGGTTCAGCACATTCCGCAGCTTCTCCACCGCACCGGCCGCAGCACCGGTAATGCTGTCCGCCACTTTGGAAAAGAATCCGGAAATACCGCTCTGTTCCGTTGCTGAGCCTTCATTCTGGCTGCTTTGAATGGTATCCGTAGCCTCCTTGGCCTCCTGAATAGTAGCCGCAATGGATGCCTGATAGGTATCCTCAATCAGGTCACTGACCCGGATCCCCACCGGGATTACCAGCATGATTGCTACGCTGAACAATGCCAGTTTCCACGCCAGCGCGCCCGCCGTCCGCCGCAGATGGGGGAACAGCGCCGCAGTGGCAAAGGCCGCGCAGGCCGCCGGGATCAGGACCTTGAATGCCGCACTGGCGGTGATGGTCAGCAAATATTTTTCCAGAAAAATGGCGCAGAGCACGATGAGAAAATAGCCGCTGAGATCCGCCAGCTTGTCCGCGATCGGCGTAGCCGTGTCGCCGGGCAGCAGCGTAATCGCCGCCGATGCCGCTGTGGAGGCCGCAGTCAGTTCCAAAACCGTCTCCTGCTTTTCCTCCAGTGCGGCGATAGACTTCTGGTAAAAGGCCGGGTCCGTGGTGAGTTTGGCCACGCCGAATATGGAAGCCAGCGCCAAAATCACTGCCGCCGCCACACAGATTACTCTTATTCCGATTGTTCTGGTCATAGTACATTCCCCTTTGCAAGATATAATCTCATCATACCCCGCTCCGCTCTGTTGTCAAGCACTGGCTTTCAAGCAAAAAATCGGGGAAACTTTCATAAAAGCCTCCCCGATTTTTTGAATTTATTTTTGAAGCCGATGCAGAATTTCCGCCAATTCCCGTCGGGTAACGGCTTTTTCCGGCTCCGCAAGCTGAACCTCCGTCAGGATCCCAGATTTTCCTGCCCAGTTCAGGTCCGCGTTCCTCTCCTGTTTGGTCTCTTCCCAAAACAGGACCATCGTCGGCACCTTTCGGGAACTGGCCACCTTACCAGAGGGAAAAAATCCCTGGGTGGAACCGCCGCCGTCCAACATCAGCGCATCCGCCACGCCCAGGCCCAGCAGTTTGTTTTGAAGCTGCTCCCGGGTCAGGCTGGTCTTGTCGCACCACAGGCAGATTCGCCTGTCCGGCATCCAGCCCACAGCTGTACGGGCTGCGGAGCGGGCCACATCCGGCGTCAGGCTTCGCTCCAGCTTCGCCCCATTTTTCAAAAGAGGCACCCCGGAAAGAAAACTGCCGCCCCGATCCGTCAGCATCTGGGGCTTCCCATCAGAACCGATGGAAATTCCCCAGTCCTGATAGGCGTCCCGACTGATGACCTTGCCGTCGATCACCGTCCAGCCAACCGGCTGAAAGCTGCCGTTAAACAAATAGCCGTTGATGATGTGGCTGCATCCGGTCTCCCGCTTCACCTGCGCCAGAGGTTTCCGTTTGCTGTTGTAATAGATCTGCGCTCTGGCGCAGGCAAATACATCAGTCATGGAGCCGGACGGCGCTCTTAGCGTAGCCGTCCTCGTCATAACTGACTGCAAACCTGCCGCCGGGGATCCACTGGATCTGCTCAGTCCCGGCAAATTCCATTCTGCGGCGCATATCCAAGGTACGCCGGGCCTCCTTGGGTTTCTCCTCCGCAGGGATAAAGCCCTCCTCCATCTCTGCATCGGTCCAACCGGCCACGCCGCCGTCGGGATTCAAGTGGAAGTTGGCCCCAGCCGCCTTCAGCTCGGCATTGATCTCTTCAATGCTCTTGCCGGACTTTTTCCCTTCGCTGATGATTTTCTCAAACATCTTTTCCATCTTCGCGCTCCTTTCCGCCCTCAGTCCTTCATCTGTTTGCTGATCTGATCCACGCCTGTGGCCGCGAGGCCGCTGACGATTCCCACCGCAGCGGCGGTCAGCGGGTCCGCCGCCGGAAAATCCGTCATGACCAGCATTCCCACAACGCCCAAGATCCCCCCGCAGACACCCACGATCACCGGGATCCACTTGTTATCCAGACCGGACACCTTAACGATCCAGCCCACAAGGTAGCAGATCACCGTGATCGCCGCCACGCCTGCCATACCAAATGCTGAAATATCCATTCCTGCTCCTCTCTGTCCGCCATCTCAAGAGATGGGCTGACGCCGCTGCCCCTGTTCCAATTGCTCCAACCGGCGGTCCATGCCCCGGATCTGTTCCTCCACCACCGGCACCCGCCGTGCGAAATGATTGTGCTCCCGGACCTCCCGGGTCAGCTCCGTGAGCTTCTCATCCGTTACCGCTTGGGCCGCCCGGTTGCTCAACAGCACCCCCAGCAGCGTCACACAGCCGGTGATGGCGGCGGTTATGATCTCACTCATGTCTCATTCCTCCGGCGGCACCGCCAGTTGAAAGCTCTCCCAGGTATGCTGTGCCGTCTCCACCTCATCCCATGTATATTCCGCCGCTTCACATTCTGCCCAGGTCAGATAGCGGAAGTAAAACTCCACCTCTAAATGACAGGGTAGAATATCTAAAATAATCTTCCTGATCTGGTCGAACTCCGCCGGCACACCGGCAGTTCTGGGAAATACGACCCGCAGGCTGCCGTCCGCCTTTTCCTCCGCTCTGGCCCGGATGCCGCAGCCGGTAAGAGTATCGTTGATGGCCTCCGGTGTCAGGCTGTCCTCGCTGATCCGCAGCAGCGCGGCGATGGCCTCCCGGCGGTCCTCTTGAGTCACGGCCGCAGGCTTGTGAGCAAACAATACCTCCCGGCGGTCAAGACCCTCGCTCTCCGCCGTGGCCAGCAGGCTTTCCCGTTCCACCAGTTCTACCAGCCCACTGACGCTGTCCAGCTCCCCGCCCAGCGCCGCCAACTCGCCGCCGTTATGGGGTGCTCGGAGATTGTAGAGACTCAAAGGGGCCAACAGGCGAATCAAATACTGCTCATACAC